GGTTCAAATGGAGATATTTGGTATAGGTATTAATTATGACACTTCCTTATAATTCCGCTGTAGCTAATCAACTTGGCGATCAGGGAAAACTAGTAATGGTAAAGGATCAGGATGAATGGCGATATGCTGATCGTGTCTGGGCTAAAGAATCTAACTCATGGCGTGAAGTAGAAAGAGTATATGTAAAAGATAGTGGAACATGGCGAGAGGTAGGAAAGTATGACATCTATCGTTTTCGGTTTGATCTGAATAGTAATAATCAAGGATCTGGAGCTAACTATAATTATAGGATGCTTAATCCCTCTGTAAATAGTAGCAATGATGATCTATACACTGGATCAACAAATACAAATACTTATTGGAGTCTATCAACTGCACTAACTACTGTGAGTCCTTGGAGTGGTTCAGATCCTGTAATTGGTGTTGTATACGTAAACTCTAAGCAAAGGAATTTAAGAATAGATACCTTACCTTCAGGTTCTAGAGTTGTGTTGCACATATATGGCAACAGAAGAATTATGGGTAGAGGTGGTAATGGTGGAAATGGAAGTCAGTCACACTCTGCTGGTGGTAATGGTGCTAACGGACAAACTGCATTATATGCTAGAGGTAGTGGAGCTGGACAAGTATTATTAGTCAACTACGGTCAGATTGCTGGCGGTGGTGGAGGAGGTGGAGGTGGCCGTGGAGGTCAATGTGTCTACAACCAAAACACTCAGAAATCATGTATGAAAGGTAGTCAATGCCCTGTTACATATCAAAACTTCTCCCAAGAACAAGGTGGAGGAGGTGGCGGTGGTGCTGGATATCCTGGTGGGTCAGCTGGATCGGGTGATCCAAATGGTCAGAATGGATCACAAAATGGTGGTGGAAGTGGTGGTGGAAACCAGAGTTGTAATGCCCAAGACGGTAGAAATGGCGGTAATTTTGGACAGAATGGACAAACAAAGTCAGGAACTGCAGGTTCTGCTGGTAGTGCAGGTGCTGCAATTGATGGAGTATCTAACATAAATAAAATCGTAAGTGGAACAATCACAGGACCTCAGATAAACTAATGACTGAATCTATAGAAAATATTGACCCGCAGTTTAGACTGGATACCGAGGTAGCTCCAGTATATAAATGCACAAATTATAACGAAGAAGAGAGATCTTTTGAGGTATATTATAATGATGGACTATTAAAGAACGATGAGTGGTATGGTCCTATCACGATGGATTTAGATAACATGGATCCAGAAGAAGTAACTCCATTAAGATTTCAAATTGCTGAAGTGGTATATCAAGCAGTAGAGAATAGCAAGTTAGTTGAGACTGATATGTCTGGTAGTTTGGTTGCACTCAACGCTATAATGGATACAGAGCAATCAGTTCCTATGATTGAATTGATGAAACATCATGAAGCAAAAGCAAAAGCAAATCCACAAGGAATTGATCCTATCGCACATGCTATAAATGCAACGCAGGTGACTCACGTTTACAATGAGGATGATTTTGATCTACAATTTGAAGCACTAACACAGGCACTAGCAGAAGAAGATGCAGAGGAGTGATAGATGTATCAATTTGCAGAGACACAAGATTCAAGGATAGCACACTATTCTTTTGGTAGAAGCATAACACAATTTGGTATGACTGTATTCAGTACAACTGATGCACGTCAAGGTAAAAAAATATTTGGCAATGATCCTGACCCAGTTAAGGAAATACCTCTAATCACACAGAGTGATGTGGTACAGGAGCATATTGATAATAATCCTAAAGGTATAGTTGCTGCTCATGAAGATGAAGTAAGGGAATGTGGTAAGTATTTACAAGTACATCATAGAACAGTAATGTTCGGAAGCACATGGAAGAGTGACAGTTTAAGACCTGCACACCGATCATTGCTTTATCATAACGGAGCATATACTCATTTTAGATTCTGTGGTCTTGCAAGGATGGTATCTCAAGAGGAACATGGTGTAGCATCATGTCAAGGTTATGAAGATTTACATGCCACCAACAGAAGAGTGCATTTCTATGATGAGAGTGGAGCCTTTACACCAACAGGAAAAGGTAGTATACTGGTACCAATGCACGATTGTTGGTTTCATAAACAGAAATTAAAGCAGCATTTCCCATATCCAGTATCAGTTGATCACACAGTTCAGATTACAGTAGATAAGCCTACATTGATAGTTGAATTTACGAGAGAGGAACCTGATGTTGCAGAATTTGCTAGGACATGGTTACAACAAGTAGAAGACGGACTTATTGAAATTATTGATAGATGAGTAAATCATACACTGTAACTGATTCTTTCGAGGATCTTACAGTCATATATCATAGAGGATGTGACCAAGGTTTCAAATTCTTTGGTGACGATCCAGAAGAACACAAGACATATGTAAAACAACCGCACATTGATATGGTCAATGCGATCATACCTGATTGGATGGAGATTCCTACTGAATTTCTTACCCATTTCTATATGCATAGTAGATGTTTACTGTTTACTGAGGGCATATGGATGAGCGAGACAGCAAGACATCCGCATTACTTACGTTATAAACCAGGAACTAACGTAAGTTTTCGTATATCTGGGATTACTAGGTTCACATCATTGACCGAAGGTGGTGGTGCTCTCTGTGTTGGTATCAATCCTGATGCCAAAACCATACCAAATTTACGCAGACATGTGCAGAAAGTGGATGGTACTATGCATTTTATGCCTATCAACGCTGATTCTATATTCATTGCTACGGAGAATGCTACATTTGGTAACATGAAATTGCCAATGGGTGCACCTAGACGCTTGAAAAATGATTTTGATGTGCTAGAATTTGAGAAACCAGGTTATCTGATAGAATTTACTAACGAACCAATGAACCTAGAGGATGAATTAGTCAACTATATCCACCAGTATATTGAAGGTAAGATTGAGGTGTTTGAGCGATGATGGAGTTTCGTGATGGGTTCACACCCAACTGGCAAGAGAATGTAGGTCTACCATGGAATGAATACAAGCTCTTAGAACGTGATAAGTTTGAAGAGTTGGTTACTATGATGATAGATGCATACCCAGAGCATGAACTAACAGAGTGGTTGAAGCGTGGTTTCTGCATGAATGAGTGTGATTCTACTATTGCATTCAAATCTCTGGAAGGTACACGCACTTTCAATCATGATCTTGCAATATGGGATGAGGAAGATGCGGACTGTTACGATAGTTATTGGAATGAAGTTGATGATAGTATAGACTGGGATGATGATTGGGATGAGTAGACACTTAAATAAGTGTACACATATGTTGCATATGCAGAAAATATGTTGTATACTTATAGTATACACATCAGGAGAAACATGACAGTAGCAACCGCACCTGCAACACTCGAAGAAAGAGTACAAGGATGGGCTAAAGATCTTTGCAACGCACTTGATCTAAACTATAAGAAAGAAACAATCAGAATGCATGAGAGATCTCTTGCGGATGAGATACACTACTCTCCATATCATGAGGAGCAACTAGACAGGATTGCGTTTGGTACTGCTAACCTAAACAGATTTGTAGCATACACAGGACGTAAGTACATCAAGATCGTTATGCAAGAGTATGGCAGACACGAGACACAGTACAGAGACAGCACTGTTCATGCATTTATAGATAAGAAGACAGGTGAGGTGTATATGCCTGCAGGTTATAATGCACCAACAAGAACTGGTAAGTATCCAGTAAGATGGGACTTAAGAATTATCAAGGATAGAGAGTATATCCTTAATCCAGTTAACTGCACATGGTCAGGTGGTTATCTTTACGATAGATCACACTTACCTAGCAAGTACGTTTAAGACCCCACAAGGGGTCTCTGACCCCTTCTAGCACAGTAGAAACATGCCAGTATATAGAGACTACGAAATTAGACTTAACCTCAATGAACTAATAGAACACAGGATACCCACCTGTGATTTGTTGCATCCAGACCACTGCTTAACTGAAGCACAAGTGGCACAGATAGCACATGATATTAATATGGATTTAGACTTACATCCAATCTATCATCAGATTGATGATCATATCATGAGATATGTAAAGGCAGCAGGTATTGATAACTCAGATCACTGGGTTGAGAAAAAACTAAATGATTTAGATCCATGAAAGGAATGAAAACTACAGAATCTTCTGAACAACTGATTCAACGTTTTACCAAACGTA